CTCCTGTTTGATTCGAAGTCAGGTCGATGATCGCCCCTGTCGCCGTTGAAGAGATCTGAAAATCGTTTGTCGTCGGATTACGAACATAATATTTTACTAATGCAGTAATTCCGCCGCCTGAAAATGAGAATTTGATCAGACTACCTTCTGTGCGACCGTGTGCAGAGATGCTGATTCGATCAGTAGATGGATTTATTCCAGAGACGGATTTGTGGACGAGATTCCACAGGGCTGCGAATGTAGTTCTGGAAATCGCCTGGCCGTTCGCATCTTTGAAATAATTGGGATCGAGCTGATCTAAATTATCCTCTCTGACTCCACCGAGAGGGATTAGGAGCGAGTTTAACCGTGTTATATCATTCTGCCTTGTTGTTTCTTCCGCACTGATCCAACTCTCAATCGCATTGAGTGCGTTTGTTATACTCGAACGCATAGAACTATTAAAACGACCAACTAACGTAGTCAAAGAACCTACCTTACTATCCGTATCTAACTTAGCGTTCGTAACCGAACTGTCGCGGATATTACCGGACTTGATTCTACACCAAGATCTAAGATCGGATAAAATGGAAATCACACCGTTTGAACTACGAATTTTATAGAGAATTACGTCTTCGGAATCAGTAGTTTCCTTAAACAAAATCTCGAACGAGTTTTGACGGTACGTATTTGCGTATCCGGTAGAATCGAGATAAGGAGAAACTTCTGTTTGAAACTTGTGACGCAGAACGACAAACGAGTCTAAGTTTTGCCTGGTTACAAGAAGGTTATTTTGAGCGGCTACATGAATCCGCCTACCTTTGGAATCATACGCAACAACATCCGTGATGTTTACCGTATTTGGAGAAGATCCAGGTGTAAGATCGCCACCGGATAAAACTTCACCCGTAACAAGATCGGAAAAACGTTCTGTGATCTCATCCTCCATACGATTGTGCTCGGTTTCAAAGTCGCCTTGAAAAACCGGTTTACCGTTTGTAGGAAAATTCAAACCTCTTAAATTACTCATAAAAAACTCCTAATATACTAACCAATAGGATTCAGAGCCTAACAACGTTTCGGACAATCGAGCTCCTTTCCAAACTTGACCGTCTTCCGGAGTCGGGGATGGATCGGAAGGGTTTAAATTCTCCCAGATTTCCCAAACGTTACCGCCTATGTTGATTGCATCTAAAATACGGATTAGATTTTGACGGGATTTTTTACCAATCGGAGGGATATAAATTCGGAAGGCATAAAAACAATAATCACGGGATCCGAGGATCGTGCCGATCGGATCTCCCATTCTGTATTTAAAATCGAAAACCTGTTCGACTCCAATTTGATCCGTAGAAAGTCCGGTGATTCTTGCAATTAGATTCTTTTTAGTAAGAAGAGTCGGCGGGAGACGACGATACTCGGCTAAGAATAAAATTCTGAGATAATACGAACTGTCACTTTCACCCGGTTCACGAGATACATCATAACGAGCACCCCACCAATCGAGGCCTTTACCGTCTGCGGAATCCACCCAGATTTGTTTGTACAACCAGTTGGATCGTTTGAGTCGTTCCTGAATCACAATTAAAAACGCAAATAGAACTCGATACCAAAGGCTATTGGAAAGACCACCGGTTCCGTTTTCATTCATTGGAATTGGTAAGGGCGAAGTTTCGCGAATGGACCTTCTCAAATTCTTCCAAACCAGAGAGTCGAATGAAAAACGAAAACGACTCATGAATACACCGTTGCAGTTATATCAAACCCGGAACCTTTGACGGCAAGACTACCGGCGGGAACGGAAATGTTATCCGAGTTGTCCACGTCACACTGAACCGCATCCGGAAGATTTAAAAGGTTGGAACGAAGTGAGTTGGTAACAAAATCGTCACCGTCTCTGAGAGAAAAGAAAAAAGTATCTACAATGTTTTCGAGTGTGATCGAATCCGGAATCGATTCAGCAGAAGCGAAGTATATAACAAAAACTTTATTCACTTCAATTGCGCTTATATTTTCGCAGACAACTTTTGCAACCCCTCCAGGATTTTTATCTTCGCTATCGAAATGCGTTTCTACAATTTGCAACTGTGCGGATGAAATCGCTCCACTGGCGCCTTTCAGCAGAAGTTTCACAACTCCCGGAATTCCGATCGCTTTGCTGCTTTTAAAAATGGCCCTTTCTACAAAAGAAAATCCCAATGCTTCGCTGACATACCATTCCGGAGTCCACAAAGATGAAGATTTGATTTCGGCCTCTTTGAGACGAGACCGAACGCTTGCGATTGTTTCCCGGTCACGCGCTACAAATTCAGGAATCGTATTCGGATTATACACAACGTCGCAGTCTTCCATGTAATCGATGATTTCGGAAATTGCGTTCCCAGCAACGTTGCCTTTCGTGCCGGGAAGAAGTGCTTCACAAATCACTTCCACCGTATGAAAACCTCTTGAATCAGAAGGTGTTGTGGGAGGAATTTTCGATTCTTGCGTAATCTGAAACTGAACCTTATGATCCGCAGTT